TAGTTATTTATATATTACCCTGATTTTTGTTATTTGTAATTCTTTGCGATCTCTTTTGCCTTTAACCAACCTTCGCGCCCGTATCTTTTAAATATTACGTGTTCAACAGTGTGTTCGCCATTTGCTAATCTTCGCATTAACTCAGGGTCAAACTCTCCTGAAGTTGCAGGGGTTCCGCCTGTTCTGGCGATCGGTGCGCCTGTTCCCTGTGCGGGTTGACTTTTTAACAAATAAGCATGATCTTTTGCTAAAGAATTTTTTGCCCATTCTGTAACATTATGACGATCATAACCATCAATAACGACAGGCTTTCCATCCCTTAGCTCTGTTCTGCCTTTCAAAAAGTTATCAAAGACAAGTTTTGGATTATGTGTGACCTCTGCAAGCGCCTGTATCGCGGGTGAAACTAATTCTAGTTCGCTTATCCTTGCCTTTAGCTCCTCAATCTCCTTATCCTTTGCTGCGCTTCTTTCGCGAAACTGTTCTTCAAGTTGATTTTTTGCTTCAGTGTATTTTCCTTGTTTTTCAAGATTTGCCTGTTCAGCATTATTTTTAAAATCAATCAAGGCTTGAACATCTACGCCTTCAGGAAGGCTTTGAAGTGTTTTATCGACCTTTTGAAATTTTTTCTTTTCGTCCAGTAATTCTCTATTTTTTCTATCTAATGCTTCTATTCTGTTTAGAAGTTCTTGTTCTTTGGCGTTTGTTTGTTCAGGCGCCGCAAGCTCCTGATTTTGTTCTTCTGACATAAACCCGCAGGGTTGATTAATTTAAATATATCTTACCTTGACCACTTAGTTTTGTCAGCCCAAAAGGCCGCCGACATTTTTCCCTTTGCAATATTTTTTGCGTGTCTTGCTTTAAAACTTTTTCTTTTTGCTTTATCTGCGTCTGATTCTCCTTTTCTTGGCGGTTTTGTATCTGCGCCTTGTTGTCCAAATCTAATTAATTTTACTTTGTCACCTTCTTTTGCAAGTACAACATGTGATTTTGTAGGATGCGAAGGCGTTCTTTTAGGTTTGTTAAAAGCTGTTAATCCATATCTTTTTAAGCGTGGGTCTTTGCTCATTTTCCTTTTTTACTCATAGCCATTCTGTGAGCCTGTGTAAAACTCATACCTTCGCGCATCTTTCTTTTCATATAATCCATGTGCGCTTTTGTATGCCCATGTGTTTCTTGATGCCTTTTTAAGGTGTTTTTCTGGCGTGTTGTTAATTTCATTTTCTTCTCATAATATCAGCATCAGCTTTTCTTGCGCCGCCTTTGCCTGAAATAAAACTATTAACGCGACCCATCGCCCAAGCCGCCATTGAAACATTTCTTGATCCGCCTGATAAATAGGCACCCTGTCCGCGTCTATATACCGCTTTTAATTGAGTCAGCGTAAATCTTGAATTTTTAGCCTTTTCTCTAAGATTTTTTTCTACTGCGGCGCTTAGTGGTTTTGCGGCGGGTTTTCTTTTTTTTGGTGCCATCTTGATTAACTCTTGATTTTTGAACAGCTTTAATATCAATAAACTCACCGCGCTTGTAGGCTTCAGAAGTTCTTTTAATTTCTGCCGCCTTCGCACCTCTATTCTTTGCCCCTGAAAGATACTTTTTCGGGACTCCTGTCTTTTTGTCCTTGGCGACTTTTCTAAAGCGTCTGCGGGGCATTAGGACTCTTCAGATTTAGCTTTTGACTTCTTTTCCTTCGGCTTTGATTCTGAACCTTTCATATCGTTCAGTTTTTCAAATAATCCTTTAGCCATTACTTTTTACCTCCCTTTTTTTTCTTTTTCTTTTTAGGCTTCATAGATGAGCCGTAACCGATTCCCTTGGGCATGACTTACATTTATAAGTAACTTATACTAGAATAACCTTGAATGAGGTAAAAAACATTGTTATCTGCAAAAAGGATGCAAACAATAATGAATGAAGTTGTTTTAAACATCGCGCCAGAACCTAACGAATCAGCAGAAGCGAAAAAGTTTAGACAGGGAATAATACAAGATATTGAAAACGCGGAAATAATAGCAAAAGAAAAAAACCTTGAAGGTTGGTATGTAGATTACACGCCAGAATTTCCACAGATATAGATACTAAAAAACCCCCTTTCGGGGGCTGTAAAATTCAAAAAAGGATTAGCGATATAAATAATATCCAAAACCTCCGTCATTGCCTGCACGTTTCAATAGTGTTTCTGTCTGGGTAAGGATGTTATATCTTACACCTTTCGCGGGGCTGCTCCAAGCTGCGGCCTTGAAAACATCGCCTGTGTTCTTATCAATGAAAGCGTGAACACTTGCGGCAACGTAACCCGCAGGGGCGGCGTTAATTCTGCCAAATTGTGCATCGTCTTTGTATTCCATAACAACAACTTTCAAATATCTTTTACCGATAATGAAAGTGAAATAATCAGGATGATCTTCTGGCTTATAGTTGCCGTTTTCATCTAAATAAAGATTGCTGTAATTTCCGTCTTCTTTATCGAAACGAATCTTTTTCATCCATCCCGCTCTAGCTTCTGTAAGAGTTTCGCAAAGCTGTTCAGCTAACTTTTGAACTTGTTCTGTTTGTAATGTTGTAGTTGTCATTTGTTTAGTTGGTTTGTTTAACAATCTTATTATAATAAAATTAAAAGGGGTTGTCAAGCCCCTTAGATTTTTGCTAGTTCAAGCATTACAGCATCAGCAACTTTTTCAGCAACGTGTTGGGCGTAGCAGTTAAAAGTAATTTTTTCAACAATTTGAGTTCTTGTGAATGTCTCGCCTAAGATTGCTCTGTCGATGATGCCGTTTGCGATTTGGTCGATAGTTGCGATTTTGAACATTGGTTTGATTGGTTTGTTTATACTTCAATTATAATAAGATTAATTGAATTTGTCAAGTATTTTATTAAAATTAATTTGCCCCATATTTCAGGGGCAGTATTTTAAAAGTTGTAATCGTGAAACTTGCGCCATCCTTGATTAATAACTGTGCGCCTGTTGCTTCCTTTCAAATACCATTCGTTGTCTTTGCCAAGATAAGCTTCTTGAATAGCGCCTTTAGGATTTTCTGTGATGATCCATCTTTGCTCATTATTGTTTGTGCAATGCGCGGCAAATCCTCCGATGATCTGTTTAGGTTTCCAAGTAGGGTCAAGTTTGGCGTTTGCCTGTTGAATCTTGATGCGCTTGCCTTTTCTTTCGATAACTGTGAAAGCATCAACGTCTGTGTAGTAACAGATATTTACTTGATCGCCGACCTGAAAGTCTTTGTGATCGGCGGGAACTGTGTAAGGTCTGAACATTATGCAACCTCCTCTATCTCTTTTAACCAAGCATTTTCTCTTTGTTGCTTGCGGTTGTTTCTTCTCTCAATCATTGCTTCCCATCTTTGAAAGTTATTGAATCTTTGAGTGTTGTTCATTGGTTTGTTTGGTTTCGTACAATTTTATTATAATAAGATTAATTCTATTTGTCAAGCAATAAAAAACCCCCATTTCTGGGGGCGTTTGTTTACAAGTAAAGCATCCCATTATCGGGGTCGATAGGGAAGCTTTCGTGACCCTCACCGATTTTGTTTAGCTTTTTAATAACGCTTTTGAAAGCTCGTTTATAATTACCAAATTCTTTTTTAGAAATTTCCTCGAACTCTGCGGCGTCTGCTAAACCTTGCATAATCGTGTTTCCATTAATCATATCAGCCAAGATTTCTAGATCGTAATTGTCTAATTCGTCTGTAATCTCTTTTTTGATGTCGATGCACCAACTTAGATGTGAAGCTTTTTGATTTAAAAAATCAAAATCCCAATCATAAGTCTGACTTAAGGCATCAGCGATGCAATCTGGCGGACGATCAGCAAGCAATTCAGCTTGCAATTTGGTGAACTTTATCAAGTTTCCTCCTGTTGGTTTGTTTGGTTTTCTAGGTGCTGAGGCGAACCTCATCAATCTTATTATAATATAATTAAATCAATTTGTCAACTTATCTTTTTTTCTTATCTGTCCATTTAGTAAACAAACTATCGGGTTGATCGGCTTTCGCTAAGAAGTTTCCATACAAATCATTATTCAATATTTTTAAGCCATCTTTCTTTGTATAAGTAGCGACCTTTATTGCTTCGCCTGTTTTGTTCATGTCGTAAAGTTCAAAGTCATCAAAAACATTTGCCCTGATAGCCTGCGGAACTACTTTTGAAACTTCCCTATGAACATTGCGAACATAAGTAGGCGGAACCAATCGCTTCGTCTTTATATATCTTTGATAGTTTCTTTCAAGTGCTGTTGCAATTTCCGCTGTTGCATATTTAGCCCTGACAGTCATTCCTCTATCAGTCATCATTTTAATTTTGCCTGATAAACTTTTCAAACTTCCGTCACCTGTTCCATCAAGCATCGTATGATAACGCCTTTGGGCGCACTCTCGCATTAATCGTTTACTGATCCAACTTGATTCTTCGTGAACATATCCCGCCGCCGCTTCTGCTATCTTCCCGCCCTTTGCCTGCATTGCCTTAAATTCTGGTAATCGTTTTTTAATTTCATCAGAATCAATAACAACAGTTCCTTTTCTTAATGGTGATTTTTTTAACATGATTGATTTACCTGAAGCTGATCCGCCGCCTGTCATATAAAAAATTGGATTCTTTTGTGCTTTTGGATTATTTTCTGCAATGATATCTTCAACGATTTGATCGTGTAATTTTTGACGTTCTGGCGTCCACTTTGTAAGGTTTGATGGTTCCGCTTTCTTTGCAAGAGATCCGTCAGAGTATCTTTGCCATGTATAAGGTGCGCTTTTTCTTTCTCTTACAACATCAGGAACTATTTTAATTTTATTTGCATTTTTCCCATAAGCTGCCTGAAGTTGCGCCAAAGTTTTTTCAGAACCATCAATCGAAGCAAATTTTCTTATAGCCTGATCGCCGCCAAATTTTTTAGATAATCTATCAAAAAATCTAACTTTACTTGCGCCAAGTGCTTTTGCTTTTACAGCGGGCGATTGCTTGGCAAGCCAAGTTCCATAGCTTTCGCCTGCGGGTACCAAACCGCTTTCTGATGGCCTGAATCCTCTACGTCTGGGCGCTTCTATCTTACGGCCAAAAACGCGGCTTAAATTCTCATAATCTATTTCGGCAACTGTTCTTGATCGACAATTAAAATGCTGTGGCGGCTCCGGCCCTTTTCCATATTCAAATACTTGTTGATCTAACAAACGACAACGGGAACTGGTTCTGCTGTCCAAGGTCGCCAAATATCTATATTTTTTGGTCGCATCTGGGTTTGCTTTGTAAACCTGTTGCGCTGCGACATTGCTTACTTGATTTAAAGAAGTTCTGACAATAGTCATTACTTGATGATTAGCGGCTTTTGTAGCGTTACCGCCTGCCGCTGCAATTTGTCTTACATTGCCTTTTGAATTAAACCTTAATGAGCCTATTAATCTTGATCTTATTTGTTTTGTCGTATCGCCTGCTAATAATCCATCGCGTATTTCACGCCCTAATTTTTCAGCACTTTTGTTTGTTATCCCGCGAAAAGATTTCCTTATTGATTCGCCATTTGGTAATTCTATTAATTCACCTTCTTTTGCAGTCAGCGAAAACTTTACCCCTGCCCCGCCTGCAATAGTATTTAATGAGTCGCTTAATATCTGAACATTTAATTGTGAAGCGCTTGTATTTACAACAGCCTTTGCAAATGCGGGTGTAACCTCCACAGTTCTTATTGAAGATCTAATGCCTGCGGGCAATGCTTTTTCTAATTGATCCGTTGCAAACTCTGTCTGTAATTTTGCAACAGCTTCAGAAACAAGCTGCATATTTTTTGTCGATTTAACATCCCATTTTTTTAAACTTTCTTTTGTCTGGACCAACAAAGAACGTAAACGCGCAGCGGTATATCTTGGCTGATTAGCCCTTGGTAGCTTTTCTATGGCTTCTAATTTATCAACTGCCCTGATTATTATTCGATTATAAGATTGAACGATTTCACGCGATATTTTATTTGAAAATCTATTTAAATCTAAACTATTACGAAAATATTCTTCTGGTATTAATTCAGGGTATGGAATAGATGCCCCAAG